ATAATGAATCAATGAAGTTCATTGAAACATGTCAGGCATCAATTCTTGGCGCGCATCTTGAACTAGAAGGTTTCGAGATGATGAAGGGAACACCAGCCACTCACGGAATGCCATCCGATCCTTTTAAGAGATTTGAGATGGTATTGAGTGGACATTATCACACTAAATCCACGAAGGATAACATTCACTATCTTGGTACTCAGTTTGAGATGACGTGGTCAGATGTGAATGATCCTAAATTCTTTCACGTATTCGATACTGAAACTCGCGAGCTTATTCCAGTGCGAAACATGCAGACAATCTTTAAAAAAGTTGTTTACGATGATAAGAAAATAGATTATGATACCTATGATGTTACTACTCTCAAGAATCATTTCGTTAAGATTGTGGTGGTTAATAAAACAGATCTTTTTGCTTTTGATCGTTTCCTGGATCGAATCGCAAAGCAAGATGTATATGAAATCAAGATTGCCGAAAACTTTGAAGAGTTTCTTGGTGCAAATGTTGATAGTGATGATCTCGAAAAGGTATCTGATACGGGAGAACTTATTTCTTCCTATGTGGATGCTGCCCAGACGGATCTTAACAAGGACATAATTAAGAATAAGCTTCGTGAATTGTTTGTGGAAGCCCAGAATACTGAAATAGTATGATTATCTTTAAACGCTGCAAATACCGAAACTTTCTTTCTGCTGGAGATAAGTTTACGGTAATTGAACTGAATTCATCTCCTTCAACATTGGTGGTTGGTCATAATGGTTCGGGTAAATCAACTCTGCTGGACGCTCTCTCCTTTGCACTCTTTGGAAAACCACACCGCGACATCAAGAAACCACAGTTGGTCAATTCAATCAATGATCGTAATTGCGAGGTTGATGTTGAATTCAGTATTGGAAATACAAACTATGTTGTGTCTCGTGGTATTAAACCCAACAAGTTTGAGATACTTCAGAATGGCGTGCTCCTAAATCAAGAGTCGCATTCACGGGACTATCAAAAGGTTCTTGAGCAGAATATTCTAAAACTAAATCACAAGTCCTTTCATCAGATTGTTGTGCTAGGATCCTCTTCCTTTGTGCCCTTTATGCAGCTACCTTCTCAGCACCGAAGAGAGGTAATTGAGGATCTATTGGACATTAATATCTTCACAAAGATGAATGTCTTGCTAAAAGAGAAGTCGGCCAAGCTTCGTGAACAGCTAGCACATGTAAGCTATGAGGCGGATGTTGTTCGTGAAAAGATTGCAATCCAACAGAAATATATCTCAGATCTAAAGAAACGGGATGCCGAGGATCACGAAAAGGATCTTGTGAAGATTGCAGAAATTACGCAGGAAATCAATGAACTCTTTACACAGAATAAAACGGCTCAGGAAGAGTTGGACTGTAAACAGGATCATGTGACCGCTGAATTAAATACAGCCATAAAGAAGAAACAGACTCTCCTCACATTTGAAACTCAGATTAGCGGCAATATTCGTGGAGTGGTCAAGGAATCAAAATTCTATGAAGAGAATGATAACTGTCCAACGTGTTCTCAGATTCTAGAGCCCGAGTTTAAAGCACAGCGAACTCTTACGTGTAAGTCTCGTGCAAAAGAATTGCTTGATGGAAAGAGTAAACTTGACCTGGAGCTATCCACAATTGAAGAATCATTGGCTGAGATTCAACTTCGATTAAAGGAGTGCAATCGGCTCTCGAATACAATTCAGACTAATTCAAATTCAATTCAGCTTCTTCAAAGACAGATTCATGACCTTCAGCGTGAAGGGAATAGTATTTCAAAGACTGATATCACAGAAGCGGAAAGTTCTCTCACTGATTTACTTGAGGTGGGTAATAAACACGCAACGTCAAAACACGAGTGTTATGAAGAGGGCACGTATAATCAGGCAATGACGGAGATGCTAAAAGATACCGGTATTAAAACCAAGATCATTCGTCAGTATCTTCCAGTCATGAATAAGCTGATTAATGGCTACCTTCAGATTCTTGACTTCTTTGTTTCATTTAATTTAAACGAATCATTTGAAGAAGTGATTAAATCACGGCACCGCGATGATTTTACATATCCATCTTTTTCGGAAGGGGAAAAATCCCGCATTGATCTTGCACTACTCTTTACATGGCGTCAGATTGCACGGATGAAGAATTCTACATCCACCAACCTATTGATTCTGGATGAAACATTTGATTCATCCCTTGACACCGACGGTGTTGACAACCTTATTAAGATTCTTGGTACTCTGGAAGACAATACAAATGTCTTTATTATTAGCCACAAGGCAGATGTCCTGGATGGTAAATTTAAGTCCAAGATCGAATTTTACAAAGAAAAGAACTTTAGTTACTATAAGTAAGAATGACCTAAGTTGTTGATGGTCAACGTCTCAGCAATTCAGCGCTACAATAAGTTTTACATTCCTCAGAGTTAGTGTAGGATTGTAACAGAATGAAGAACGAATCAATTGTCAAATCGACACTGGCTAAATTACTGGCTCACGAGAATATCTCGGTTCAGCATGGTAACTTCTCCACAGCCTTTTTTGATGTGAAGAATCGTATTCTCGGTCTTCCAAATTGGAAAGACAAAGGCAAAGACGTCAACGATCTCCTGGTCGGCCACGAAGTTGGTCACGCTCTTTATACCCCCTCTGACGGTCTAGACAAGGATCATGGCTGTTCGAAAGACTATCTCAACATTGTTGAGGACGTTCGAATCGAGCGGATGATTCAATCCACCTATCCGGGTTTAGTGGCAGCATTTCGTCGGGGTTATTCAACTCTGAACAACGATAATTTCTTTGGCCAAAAAGGCAAGAATCTGAATTCCTATGGAATTGCAGATCGCATTAATTTAAAGGCCAAACTCGGTTCACTTTTAGATGTTCCATTTTCTCAGGATGAAATGCCCATTGTAACGCAGGTTATGAATGTGAAAACCTGGAAAGATACGATTGCGGCCGCTGTTGCTCTATCAAAATTTGCTGCAGAGCAGGACGAAATTAATAAGAAAGAAAAGCCTCAGAATTCGCCAGACAATAACAAGGCGGATGCAGAAAAGGCCGATGAATCTAGCGATGACGCGGGTCCTTCAAGTCCTGCTAATTCAAACGATCAATCTCAAAAGAGCAAAGGCAGTCAGGATAGCAAATCCGAGAGCGTGGCACAGGATGAGACTTTAAAGTCAGATGCCAAGAAAGAAAATTCTGCCAAAGAAGATTCTAAAGATGGCCCTGAGAATAAAGCCGAGATGGATAGCAGCGAGAACAATCTTGTTTCAATGCCATCAGATAATAAAAATCCACCAGGAACGCCTCCTGTCCCTGAAACGTCTCGTCATTTTGAAAAGAGTGCCAAAGATTTATTAGACACGTCTATTAACACACTCAGGACTGCTACGGTTATTGAGCCAAGTCTTAAAATGTGCCAAAGCGTGATCATTTCATATAAAGAGATTTTTGCAGCTCGCAACGCGTCTGAGCGATACATTACGGTAAGTGCAAACAATGCTCCAGTGTTTCTAGAATTTTTAGCTAGCACCAAGAAATATGTGGGCGTTCTATCCAAGGCATTTGAGATGCGCAAGGCCGCATATCAATACAATAGAGCATCAATATCTCAGACGGGTACACTTAATGTGAATAGACTTCACAGCTACAAGTGCACGGATGATATCTTTCTAAGTGTTACTCAACTCGCAAATGCAAAGAATCATGGAATGATGATGTTTGTTGACTATTCGTCCTCGATGCGTCACGTTCTTCCACACATTTTAAAGCATATCATCAATCTAAGTTTGTTCTGCAGAACCACTGGAATTCCTTTTCAGGTCTATGGCTTCACGGGCGGTCACAATCACACCAGACGCGATTACTACCCCAATAGCGGTAGTCTTGCGGGTCTTGAAGGCGAGATTGATTTATCTCAATTGACTCTTCTTGATTTAGTAAATTCTTCCATGTCGAAGGGTGATTTTAATAGAGCAATTAAAGACCTCCATTGCCAAGCTGTGTCAGGCTACTCTTTGACGTCCGTTGAATCTCTGGGCAATACTCCTTTAAATGAGGCCCTTATTGTTGCTCATAAACTTGTGTCAGAATTTCAAAAGAAGCACAATGTTCAAAAGATGATCACAATGGTGCTGACGGATGGAGACGGTCAGAATATCAGCCTTAAAATCAATGAGGATTATGACGCTCATCGTCAGGCTAATGGCGTATATCCATACAACTACAATTTTACTTTGAATGGTCGCAAGTTTAAAGTAGAAGGCTCTAGCCGTAATATGACCGCAGGATTGGTCAAGAATCTTAAAATTACCACAAAATCAGTTGTCATTGGATTCTTTATTCCAGCAAATAATGCATCAGCCCGCAGAATGGGAACTGAATCAATGCAGAGTTTAACTCCCCCGCCTTTATATCTTGATGCACAGGCCATGTGGCAATCAAAGGTACCAGAATATCGCAAGAACAAGTGTGTATGTATTCCGGGCGCCTGGAACTACGATGAATACTTTATTGTGGCTTCTGGAGATGATCTAGATACCGAAGAGGACGATTTTGAAATTACGGCTGACATGTCCCGCGGCCGGATTGCCCGCGCCTTTAGCGATTTCTCGAAGGCAAAACAGGTAAACAAGGTGTTTGTTACTCAGTTTGCAAAGAGCATTGCATAAGTGATTGGTCATCAGCAAGATAAACTTTTTATATTGATATACAAATAGGCTGGAATATGGTATAATATACCACGATTGAAAAATCACTACATTATGAAAGACAAATCCAAAAAAATTCTAGCCCTCCTCGTTGAGCGCTATCCGGACTTGAAGCAATTCCGCCGGAAAGTTATTGATCAGGCAGCCATTGATTGTGGCTACAACTACACGGCTTGCACAGAACTTATCGGCGATTCCTTTAAAGTTCAAAGGGGGTTATATGACTATAGCTCAATACTCCTAGACGCTAATGCTCCCGTGGCCGCAAGCACGGCCGCAGCTCCGACTGTTATGAAATTAGCAGCTCCGGTTACGTCGATATTGAATACGGACACATATGTGCCAACTGTAGAATCCACCTATGTTCGGTGGGGTGAGTTTGCCGATATTGCCTCGATCATTAAATCCCGAGCATTCTATCCAGTTTATATTGCCGGTCTTTCTGGCAATGGCAAAACCATGATGGTCGAACAGGCCTGTGCCTATGCGGACCGTGAGTATGTCCGTGTTCAAATTTCACCCGAGACGGACGAAGACGATCTGATCGGTGGTTTCCGTCTTTTAAATGGCGAGACTGTCTTTGCCAAAGGTCCCGTGGTCAAAGCCATGGAACGTGGCGCAATTCTCCTCATCGACGAGATCGATCGTTCCACCAACAAGATCATGTGTCTTCAGGGTGTTCTTGAGGGAAAACCCATTATGATCAAAAAGACTGGCGAAGTTATTCGGCCAGCAAAAGGTTTCAATGTCATCGCAACTGCCAATACCAAAGGTAAAGGCTCGGATGATGGCCGATTTGTTTCCGCCACTGTGATCGACGAGGCTTTCCTCGAACGCTTTGTCTGCACAATCGAGCAAACGTATCCTCCATTGGCCACGGAAAGAAAGATCGTGGTGAAACACATGGAAAAGTATAACAAGGTGGATGAAGATTTCGCAGAGAAACTTGTCACCTGGTCCGAGGTGATTCGCAAGACTTTTGCTGACGGTGGTGTGGACGAGCTCATTTCGACTCGCCGCCTCTGCCATATTGCCCATACGTTCTCCATCTTTGATGATCGCCTCAAGGCGATTAACATGTGCATTTCTCGGTTTGATGAGGATACCAAGTTGGCTTTCTCCGATCTTTATTCCAAGATTGATGCATCGGTAAATGCAAAGAGTTCTGAGGTTCCTCCTCTAGAGGATCCTAGCAAAGTTCCTTTCTAAAAATAAATCACTTATTCATCACTTTGTTATTTACAATGTGGTGAAAATGTGTATGATTCTATTATGGTTGAGAGTGGTTCAATCTTCCATAATCGTTTAAATGAACCAATGAAAAGTAATAATATGACAAACACTACATCCAAAAGCCAAAAGGCTCGCTTATTCAACTTCCTCGCCAAGGGCAAAGAAGTTTCAATCGTCGAGGCCTCTAAGCGCCTCAACATTGCGAATCCTTCGGCCGTTGTTGCTCAGCTCCGTGAAGACGGCGCTCGCATCTACACGAATCGTCACCGCAACGCTCAAGGTCAGACGGTATTCAAATACCGCCTGGATCTCGCTCGTTCGGATCTTAGCTAATAGCTAAACGATAATGTTTAAAGTGGCTATGGGGTTTTTAATTTTCTCCTCATAGCCACTTCAATTTTCAATGCCATCCATCCAAGAAGGTCGTAAGTTTGATTCGAATAAACCGGAATACGGTCTTATTCCTCCTTACTCCTTGGAAGAACTCGCAACTGTTTTGACGGTTGGAGCAAACAAATACTCCAGAGAGAATTGGAGATTTGTCCCAGAGGCAAAGCGTCGTTATTTCGATGCAATGCAGAGGCACCTCTGGGCCTGGAAACGAGGTGAGATACTTGACCTGGAGACGGGTCGTCATCACCTTGGACATGCCGCAGCATGCTTATTCTTTCTTTTTGAACATGATCTCAACAAAGCTGTCGAAAGTGACACGAATGTTGAATAAATAATTTAATCTATACTATGAAACTATCCGAAGATACACTCAACCTACTGAAGAATTTTTCAGCAATCAACCCGAATATGGTATTCAAGGCGGGTAATACGATCAATACCATCTCCGAGGCAAAGAACATTCTTGCCACAGCTAAAATTGCAGAAAGCTTTGATCAGACGTTTGGGATTTATGATCTTAATGAATTTCTTGCAGCTGTTTCATTAGTTGAAAATCCTGAGCTCACTTTAGGAGAGTCTTCGGTTACCATTCGAGACGGTGTTACTTCAATTGAATACTTTTATTCAGAGCCATCAATTCTTACATCACCCTCAAAGATGGTAACAATGCCAACCGCGGATGTTGTCCTGAATCTTTCTGCCGATGTCATCAATAAGATTAAGCGTGCATGTGCTGTATTTGGGCATACTAGTTTGGCAATTACGGGTGATAATGGCCGAGTGAGTGTAAGTATTGTGGATCCAAAGAACCCAACCGCAAATAAATACAGTATTCTTCTTGATGAAGTAAATGCTTGTAAAGAGGCCTTTACATTTGTAATGGCCATTGGTAATCTCAAGATGCTACCGGGTGATTACTCGGTAGCAATTAGCTCAAAACTAATCAGTCACTTTAAGAACAATAATATTCCCGTTGAATATTTTATTGCTCTTGAGAAAACTTCAACCTTCGCTGGTTGATATATAACTAACTATGGACAACGTAATACCTATGACAACAGAACAAACACCACAACCTGGAATGCCAGCAGCCGGTCCGTCGCAACTCGCGATGAACGATCTTGCCGCAGTCGTTCAGATTATTGATATCGTCTCCCGCCGTGGAGCTTTTGAAGGCACTGAATTAACTGCTGTGGGTGCATTGCGCACTCGCTTTGCTGACTTTTTGAAGGCGAGCGCGCCTAAACAAGAAGAGCCAGCAGCTCCGATGATCGAGCCCAAAGCTTAATCTCTTAGATTCCAGTTCTAGACTTTTGGCGCGCAGTCTTTAAACAGCGCGCTTTTTTGTATGTCAAAACATGCGAAACTATGGTAGAATAAATCATGAATAATAATGAATTTCTCTGGGTGGAGAAGTATAGACCCCAGAAACTAGAAGAGTGTATTCTTCCTGCTGGGTTACTTAAGACCTTTCGACAAATCGTAGATTCTGGCGAAATGCAGAATCTGCTTTTGTCCGGAACTGCGGGTACCGGCAAGACCACAGTGGCTCGTGCTCTGTGTAATATCCTTGATCTCGATTACATCATCATCAATGGATCAGAAGAATCTGGCATTGATGTACTTCGAAATAAGATTAAGCAATTCGCTTCATCCGTTTCACTGCAGAATAATGGCCCCAAGGTAGTCATTCTTGATGAGGCTGATTATCTTAATCCACAATCAACTCAGCCAGCACTTCGTGGTTTTATTGAAGAGTTCTCTAATAACTGTAGGTTTATTCTCACCTGTAATTTTAAGAATCGAATCATTGCTCCATTACATTCTCGTTGTGCCGTAATTGATTTTAATACTTCTAAAAAGCAATTAGCAAGTCTTTCGAGTAGTTTCATGAAGAGACTTGAGTTCATTCTCAAGAGTGAGAATGTCACCTATGAACCTCAGGTTATTGCAGATCTTATTATGCGATTTGCGCCGGATTGGCGTCGCGTAATCAATGAATGCCAAAGACATTCTGCATCGGGTTGCATTGATGCAACTGTGCTCGTAAATCTTTCGGATGTCAATATTCAATCATTAGTGACATCACTAAAAGATAAAAACTTTAAGGCCATGCGCGGATGGGTGGTCAACAATATGGACATTGAACCCGCCGCAATCTACCGTAAGATCTACGATAATATGATAGAGTATGTAGTTCCCGAGAGCATTCCTCAGGTCGTTCTTATCCTAGCAGATTACCAGTACAAGCAGGCATTTGTGGCAGATCACGAGCTTAATTTAGTTGCCTGCATGATAGAGTTGATGGGTGACATTCAATGGAAATGAACTTCTTCGACTATCTCAATTCCATCAATGAGACAAAGGTGGACATTATGGCGGATGATATTGCTGAAAAACAGTATGTTCCCTATATGGTCAACCGAGGATTGTCTTACTTTCTTGAGACCGCCCTCTTTGCAAATGAAATGAACCGAAATCACCACCTAGATAAGAAGCTTCAATATTCATATCTTATAAATACGGTAAGTAAGAAGAAACGTTTCAGTAAATGGATTAAACCCCAAGAACAGGAAACGATCATGATTGTCAAAGCATATTATGGCTATAATAATGAAAAGGCTCGATCTGCAGCGTCGCTCATGTCTTCTGAACAAATAGAAGAACTTAAATCAAGACTATATCAAGGTGGACGCTCTAGAATCAAACAATCAAAGCTCTGATGTCATACAGGGTGACGCAATCGATGTCACTCCTGTAGAATGGACACCTGCAATGATGCTTGAGGTTACCTTGAATGAACCGGATGATTTCTTAAAGGTACGTGAGACACTGACTCGAATTGGAGTTGCCTCACGAAAGACCACAAATAAGCTCTATCAGTCTTGTCATATTCTTCATAAGCAGGGACGTTATTTTATTGTTCATTTTAAGGAATTATTCCTTCTTGATGGCAAGCCCTCAAATTTAAATACGAACGATTTACAAAGACGTAACACTATTACCACTCTTCTGTCCGACTGGGGTTTAGTTTCAATTGTAAATAATGATCAGGCCAAGGAGAAAGCTCCCCTACGGCAGATCAAGATTATCCCACACCGAGACAAGGTAAATTGGGAATTGTTAGCAAAATATTCAATCGGTAATACGAAGTAATATAAATAAGTTTGATGGCAATTACGCCATCAACCGATAATGCCCGACTGGGGTTATCGGTAATTAGAAAAGCAATAACCTTGCATAACTGGAGGTAAATCAGATGACAAATACATACACGTTCCCACGGTCGGCCTTTGTAGGCTTTGACCATCTCTTCAACGAGCTCAACCGAGTCTCCTCAAGAGAAGATAGTTATCCACCGCATAATATCATTCAGATTGATAATGATAACTTTATGGTGGAAATCGCAGTCGCAGGATTCTCAAAAGAGAGTCTCGACATACAGCTGAAGGATTCAATCCTTACTGTAACTGGATCAATGGAAGATACTCGCAAATATACCTACAAGGGTATTTCAACACGTAAGTTCACACGAACTTTTACGTTGTCGGAATACGTTGAGGTAAAAGGTGCAGAGTTAGAGCATGGAATTCTTTCCATCTCTCTCACAAAAGTAATTCCTGAATCCGAGCGCCCAAAGAAGATCGAAATTGGTAAGACCTTTCTTCGGGACTAAATAATACTTCTGGCAGTCATCGATCACACCCAGGTCACACAGTATAATACGACATGACATATTAATAAACACGTAGATCGACCTGTCGGATTACTGAGTGGTAGCTGCTTTTTTGTGGCTACCACTCTCTTTTTTTATTTACTTCTGTGCAAGCTGTGTTAGGATAAGACTGTGAAATTCTATACAAATGTGTCTCGCGGTCCCAGAGGTCACCTTCTTTATCGTGGATATGATAATGGCCTGCGTGTAACGGAACGAGTAAAGTTTAAACCCACTCTTTATATTTCCAGCAAAAAAGAGAAAACAGTATGGACATCTCTTATTGGGAATACGCCCCTTGAGCCAATGACGTTTGATTCAATGTATGATGCTAAGCAATTCATTGAGCAATATGAAACACTTAAAGATGATAGCGGTAGATATTCTTTCCCCATATATGGTACTCGTCGCTGGATTTCGCAATTTCTTCAAGAAAAGTTCCCTGATGAAATTCACTTCGATCGTGATATTGTCAATGTAGCAACGCTTGACATTGAGGTAATGTCCAATGATGGCTTCCCGCACCCGGGAGAAGCTCGGCATGAGGTGATTACGATTACAATTAAAAATAATATTGACAACACGTATTATGTGTGGGGAATGAAACCCTATGATTCTAACAAAAAGTTAATCTCTGCACAAGTGCAATATCGTCAGTTCGTGGATGAACAATCCATGCTGTTAGATTTTGTTACGTGGTGGGCAACGCCAAAGAATAATCCAGACGTCCTTACTGGATGGAACAGTCGCTTCTTTGACGTTCCCTACCTTGTAAATCGCATAAGACAGTTGCTCGGTGAAGAGACGGTAAACCTTCTTTCCCCATGGGGTTCTATCGAAAGTCAAGAAGTAAAGACAAAACATGGCATGCAAATTGCCTACGTTATTGCTGGAATTTCTCAACTGGATTATATGGATCTCTTTCGTAAGTTTACCACGCACACCTATGGCAATCAAGAATCCTATAAGTTAGGAAGTATTGCTAATGTCGTCCTTGGAGATGATAAACTCTCCTATGAGGAATATGGCACACTTCACGCCCTCTACGAAAACAATTTTCAACTCTTTGTGGACTACAACATTAAAGACGTAGAGATTGTTGATCGGCTCGAGGACAAACTCGGGCTCATTACTCTTGCGCTTACACTTGCATATATTGGCGGTGTAAATTACAATGATACGCTTGGAACAACTGCGATCTGGGAATCGATCATCTATCGTGATCTCATGCGCAAAGGAATTGCTCCAAATGTTCATCAGGTAGTTCCTAGTTATGAATATGCAGTTGTCGGTGGTGATAATGATGATAGTACTGGCATTGCTGGTGGATATGTAAAACCGCCAAAGGTGGGTCTTCATAATTGGGTGTGTTCATTCGACTTGAATTCTCTGTATCCGAATTTAATTATTCAATACAATATGTCGCCCGAATCTGTTCTGCCAGAACAGACACCCAATATTGACGTCGACTCTATCCTAAAAGGAATTCAAGTAACTCCTACAATTCCAAATGCTATTACTGCAGCAAATGGCGTTCTCTTTGATCCCACTCAAGTCGGTGTTATTCCTAGATTAATTCGTGAGATCTATGATCGTCGCGTAAGTCTCAAGAAAACAATGTTAAGTGAAAAGAAGCGGTTTGAGACGATTGAAAGGACGAATAAGATCGAACGCTATAAATGTGAACGTGAAATCTCACGATTAGAGAATCAACAGATTGCTGTTAAAATTCTGCTAAATTCTCTCTACGGTGCCATGGGCAACAAATACTTTCAGTACTACGATACTCGCATTGCTGAAGGAACTACCCTAAGTGGCCAGTTGGCAATTCGTTCTGCTGAAAAGATAGTAAATACCTTTCTAAACGAAACTCTTAAAACTAAAAATACTGATTATGTCATTGCTATTGATACTGACTCATTATATGTCTCGATGGAACCTATTGTTCAAAAGTTTAATCCAAAGAATCCGGTTAAGTTCTTGGACGAATTTTGTGCAAAAGCTATCGAGCCTATTGTAAGTAAATCCTACGACCTTCTTGCAGAGAAGATGGGATGTCCGACAAATCGAATGGGTATGAAACGTGAGGCAATTGCTGATCGTGGTATCTGGACTGCAAAGAAACGTTACATTTTAAATGTTCATAATAACGAAGGAGTTCAATACGCAAAACCTAAAATTAAAGTAATGGGCATCGAGGCTGTAAAGTCATCAACTCCCGGAGTATGCCGTGATGCACTTAATCTTATGTTTGACGTTATTATGACTAAATCAGAAACTGAAGCTCAAAGAGAAATTGCTCGGTTCCGTGATAAATTCGAAAATCTTTCTCCTGCTGAAATCGCGTTTCCTCGTGGTGTTACAAAAGTGGCCTATTATAGCCCAAAGAGTGGTGGCATTTATGCATCATCTGCACATCCAGTAACTACAAAGGACATAGATTATAAAACAGGAAAGCACATTGTTGTTACGTCTACTCCTATTAATGCACGTGCGGCTTTACTTTACAATTATCATATTAAGCTCAACGGGCTAGAACTAAAATATCCCCTAATTCGTGCGGGTGATAAAATCAAATACATCTATCTTAAAAAGCCAAATCCGCTAGGTGAGAACGTCATTGCTTTTGTTGACACCCTTCCAAAAGAATTAAGTCTAGATAGATATGTTGACCATGAGCTGCAATTTGAAAAGACTTTCCTCGATCCTCTTGATATTATCTTTAAGGCTATTGGATGGCGTTTAGAAAAAAACGCAAGTCTTGAAGAATTCTTTACATAATAACACTAACACCTAAACATAATATGTCACATAACTGGCCACAAGATATTGCTGAAATGCACACTAAATTTGGAGTGAATCCCGTCATTCATTCCTTTGAC